CCCGAAAGGGGGCCCTGGCGCAGTGCAGTATAGTCCATGTCCTATGCCATGCAGTGCATGGTGGTGTTGGACTATGATTGGAGAGCTTAACGCTCTCCCAGACCAGAGGAGCTCTGGTGCGGTGACTGAGGACGGTGTGATTACCCGTCATCGGGAGTTGGGCTTCGAAGGAAGTTTTCCTTCCGAGAGCAGGCTGACCGTGGATACTGTGTATTACGACGGCGATACTCGTCATCGTGAATACACGAACCCTGCGACCAGCTCGTTCAGCTCATTCACCGGGAAACAGGTTACTGTTTCCGAAAACCACGCGGGCTTCGGTAGGAAGTCCCGACGACAGTCGGGGAAATTCTCCGGAGACTCCGGTGGTGACTTCTTCACGCAGAAAACCTATGCTCTGCCATTTGATGGCAGAGTTAAGTTTTCCACCACGATGGTCGAACCGGGCTGGGCAACCACCAAATGTTACTTTGATGGATTGCTTTTGCCTTGGGCCGAACTAGCGCGGGATGATGGCTATTGGTTCCCTCCCTCTCATGAGCCGAATCCTTCGGACATGATTGGTTGGGGTACCTCAGCCATTGCGAGTTGTAAGCCGACGCAAAGCCCTGCGAATCTTGCTACCGCCCTAATTGAGCTTCGACGCGAGGGCCTACCTAAATTGGTAGGTGCCTCTGCGTGGAAGAGTCGCGCCGAGAGCCTGAGAAAGGCTCCTGGCGACGAACTACTCAATTGGGAATTCGGTATCAAGCCTCTTGCCAATGACATTGCTGATGTAGCAACTGTCATTAGTCAGCACGATACTCTCATTGAGCAGTATCTGCGTGACGTAGGTAAGATTGTTCGCAGAAGGTTTGTCTTTCCACCAGATATTCACCGATCCGAAGAAGTAGTGGCTCGTGATGTGTCGCCGGCCCTTATAGGGCCGTCGCACAGCGCGATCTACGACTGGGATACGGCGAATCGAGGTAAGGTTACGAGGGAACGAATCGTCTCTCGTTCGTGTTGGTTTTCAGGCGCTTTTACATATCACCTGCCCATCGATCCAATAACGATGAAGCAGGAGTTTAAGCGGAATAGCACCATGCGAGATTTGCTTGGTGCTAACCTGACTCCCGAAACGATTTGGAACCTTACCCCATGGAGCTGGGCGGCCGACTGGTTTTATAACGCTGGAGATGTCATTTCGAATCTCCAGAGTATGGCCGGCGACCTCCTGGTGATGAGGTATGGGTATATCATGTGCCATACTATGGTGCAGGACACCTATACCTTCTCGGGTCCGACTGGAATTAGGTCGGACGTGAGACCTCCTGTCGTTGTTTTCGTCAATGAGACGAAGCAACGTATGAAGGCATCTCCCTTCGGGTTTGGCAAGACGTGGGGCAGTTTATCTGCCCGACAGCTTGCGATTGCTGCTGCGCTCGGAATTAACCGAACGTAGCACAGACTGTACGCCTGTGCTTATCAAGCGCCAAAGGGAGCTTTCAGCTCCTAGGAGTGATGCTTATGTCGTTCACCGACCCATTGTCAATCACCGTTAGCGGAACCACTTCCGCCCTCCCCCGCATCTCTGTGGGGGACGACGAGAGCGAATACGCCAGCGGTGACGGCCTCATTCGTGTCCAGGCTTCCCATGACTATGGGAAGCGGACGCGAAGGCTGCTTCGGGTCGACGCTTCGAAGTTGTCTCCGGATCCGTACAAGCCGGCGGAGAATGTCAAAGTTTCGATGTCACATTACATCGTCTTTGACCTTCCCCCTGCCGGATATACGGCTGCGGAGGCCTTGGCCGTGTTTACGGGGTTTAGGACCCTGTACTCGGCAACTTCGGACGCGATGATCTCAAAGCTGCTCGGTGGCGAGTCATAGACTCTCCATCGAATAGCGGAGACAGCGCGCCGCGCAAGTCTGGCATAACTGCCAGCACCATCGGGCTTGATACCCCGGAGGTGGCAGTCGTTATCGATGAGAACCTGATCACCAAGAAATTCTTGTTGATTTCGGTTATCTTCGTTAACTTCTGCTACAGCGTAAGCGAAGTGCTCTTCTTTGGTGCGAATTCTTCGTGCCATTAGGAGAGCAGGTGATGGGCGTCTCTCATGTTACCGTTAGGTACAGGAGATTCAGGTCTAGGGCCAGTGATGGTCCCGACCGTTTCACCTTGACCTTAGTGGTGCGTTTGCGTGAAAACGCAAACGCTGGTGAACATATCCTTCTTCAGGAGTTGTTATTTGTCATCCGACAAATACAACTCTATGGGAAGAATGGTTCGTCATCCATGAGGGTGTCCGACATTGACGACAAAGCTATGGATTAGCCACCTTCTCTCAGAGAGGAGGGACTATGAAAAGCCTGACGTCACTCTGGTCCTGTATAGCCAATGAATTGGCTATACGATGTTGCACTAGCGCCACTCGCGACATAACAACTGTCGTGAGCCGGACCGAGCACGAGGGGCTATCGTTTTTGGCGATATCCCTGGCGGACTATGGAAAAGCCATCCAAAAATGGCTAGACCTTGGTCTCGTCGACCCTTGGGACAGCACCTCTTTTAAGAGGAGCCGTCTTACTGGTTTCCCTGTATTTCTACAAGGTTTCCTTGGTCGTGTGTTCGATCCTAGTAGTGGCGTGTTGCTGGATAATCCAGACATTGAAGCAATATTTGCTCTACGTCAGCTCACACTGATGTTTAGCAAGATGGCTCTCCCTCGAGAGACTCCGAATGGGGTCTCTACGGCCGTTGTTTCGGCTCGTCGCGAGAGACATGCAATGTCTGGTTACGTCCAGTGTGAGCAGGATGTTCGGAGATTGGACACTTTGTTTGATCCTCTCCATCTGGAGAGGTTCAAGCGTATGTCCAATATGCTGTTCGGAGATGTCCTAGCTAGAGTGGATAGAGATATCCACTTCGCTCGGCTTACTCCTAAGCATGGCCCAGGCGCTGTCGCAGACCGACTTAGCAGCAATGCTAAGTGGAATCTGCGAACCTGGACCTCTCGCCTTCAAATGGGAGGTTTCCCGGCTGAAGAGTTCTTGATTCCGAATATGGCTTTTAAGCCGTATTTGGAAGATGAACTGAACATCCTCGAACCTGGCGCGGAGGTGCCCGTTAGGGTCATCACCGTACCTAAAACGCTCAAGACACCCCGAATCATTGCGATTGAACCTACTGCGATGCAATATTCGCAGCAGGCTCTCTTTCGCAGTCTTCGTGAATCTCTCAACGAGGATGGTTTCCTCAGAGAGGTTATCGGAATCGACGACCAGGATCCTAATCGGATCTTGGCCGCTAGAGGTTCGCTCAGCGGCGACCTCGCTACGCTAGATCTTAGCGAAGCTTCCGATCGTGTCTCGAATCAGCATGTACGCGTTCTACTCGAAGACTTTCCGGAGTTGCTCCGGGCTGTCGATGCGTGTAGATCACGGAAGGCTGATGTGCCTGGCCATGGCGTGTTACGCCTAGCCAAGTTCGCGTCTATGGGTTCAGCCTTGTGCTTTCCCATTGAGGCGATGGTCTTCTTGACCATCATCTTTCTTGGGATAGAACAAGAGCTCAACACAACGCTTTCCCGCCGGCAACTTATAAAGTTGTTTGGTGGGCGGGTGCGCGTCTTCGGGGACGACTTGATTGTCCCTTCAGACTATGTGCTGTCCGTTGTCGATGAACTACATACTTTCGGGCATGTAGTTAACATCGGCAAGTCTTTCTGGGTTGGAAGATTCAGAGAGTCTTGCGGACGGGAGTACTACGACGGCCATGACGTTAGTATTGTCAAGGTCAGAGAAGTACTACCGACACAGCGGCAGCATGCGAGTGGGATAATCGCAGCTACCTCACTTAGGAACCAGCTTTATTGGGCTGGCCTTTGGAAAGGTGCTGCGTGGATGGACAACTACATGACTAGACTTTTGAAGGTCTGGCCTAATGTAGCTCCATCATCACCACTGCTGGGCAGGGAGTCGGCGTTGGGATACCAATTCCAACGCTTGCACTCCGGGTACCACAGCCCTCTAACCAGGGGCTACTACGTGGTGCCAGAGGCTCCTCGAGAAGATTTTCTCGATGGAGCAGGTGCCCTGCTCAAATGTCTCAGCGGGAAGCCCTGGGCCCCTTTCGGTTTACCGAAAGAGGATACCGGTGGCCAACGCGTCAACGTTGCGAACGTTGATGATGAGCATTTGGAGCGTGCTGGACGCCCCGAGCGCGTCAACATCAAGCTCGGGTGGAGGTCGCCTTATTAGTAGGGCGACTGGGCTCTTAGAGCCTGCGGGAGATCTGAAATAGATCCACCGTTCCGTTGGACCTAGCTGTGAGGCTAGTCCCGCGGGAGTTGGAG